AACGTTCTTGTTCCTCTTGAAAGAGAATCTTCTCAAAAGTTTATTGTCTTTGATCAGACTTATGAAGGTTCTACTGTATGGAAACCAGGTGACGGTAGTAAAGAAGTACGTGGTCTCAATACTATATTCAATACTAGACCGTGCGAGACTCCAGTGATTGGATTAACAAATCAACCATGTGACTTAGCTGAACACTTACCAGAAGAAGATGACTTTTATTTTGGTTTATCTGGTTCTCTAATTGAATGGTTACCAGGTGAAGGACTAGTATTTCCTTCTACTAATCTTCATGCGACTGGCAAAATGACTTCTCCTAAATATGGACTAGCGATGTGGTTTAATAATACTGTGGAAGAAGTATGCTCAATTATGGAGAAGTAATTACTGTCAAGCAGAAGTATCCTACTATGCACGCAAGTGATAAGGACTTCTATATGCAGTATGTTACAATTGAAAAGAGAAATCCACAGACCATATACGAGTTTGGTGTAGGTTCTGGTGAATGGATTATGTGTATGAACGAGTGTCTTAGCTACGATCCATTATGGATTGGAGTCGAGAACTTTGTTTCTGCCTATACTGAAGAAGACTATTATGGTCCACTACCAAAGTCTCCAACTGAATTAATAGAACAAATCAACTTAGAAAACTTTAGACACTTCTATACACCATGGGAGCCAATCCTTGGTGAAAAGATTCCGTGTGAATGTGCTCGAGTTGACATGAATCTAAAGAACTGGGATATAGTTACAGACCACTGTGATACACTGTTTATTGACGACGTATTTAAACCAGAATACGAGTTCAGACTACTTGAAGCTTTGAATTCAGATATGGGTGCATTATGGTATGGAGAAAAAGAAGTCTGCCTGATTAGAGACTAGTATTGACCACGCTTGCGACGGTTGTTTGCAAGCCATTGTTCATAATAATCCCACTGTTGAGAACTAGTTAATGGTATAGCCACAGAAGTGCTGCTTGGAGCATTCACTGTTGTCGACGCGTCAATGTTATTAAATCCTCTGCCCATTTGAGCATTACTTAGATTAGTAGCATCTAAAGCAGCCGTAGCGTTATTCTGTTCAGCTTGAACAAGTTGCATTCCAGTAATTGCTCTTATCTTATTTACGTTTGCTAAAGCTTCGTCATACAAGATATCAGGTGATGCTAAACCTTTAACTTTAGTACCGGCACGAAAAATGAGCCCTTCTGTTCCAGGAATTGTTCCACCATTGACTAGAACTTCTAGAACTGGAAGAACATTCATAAGATCTCGGGTCATATCATAAATGCCAGATCCACCACCAGCAAAATTGAATAACGCAAGTTTTTGCAAAGCATTACCAATTTTTTCTAGAGCGGTAGCTGTTTTGTCTAGCTTGTCAATATTATCGCCTAATCCTATTATAGCTTCAACAGGAGATTCATCGCCTCTGAGAAAGTTAACTACATCAGCTCCAGCTTGTTTAAGAGCAGCACCAAATTGTTTTCCAGCAAATACACTTAATCCTGTTCCTAGTCTTTCCATAATAACCATGAACTGACTAGCTTTTACTACAGCGCTTTCGCCGTCTTTTACTAATGTGTCAGGTATACTAATAAGATATGCAGCGTTGTCTCTAATTTTTTCAGCCCAATTATCGCCACCTGCCCAATCAGAGAATCCTAATCCAGCACCAGAAACAAACGCTCCAGCACCAAAAGCTGCAAGACCGGCTCCAATACCGGACATAATTGTAGCAAAAGTTCCACCCTCTATTTGAGCGTCTCTGAACATTTTTTCATAGGTAGCTTCTTTTCCAGAAATGTCGTCAATAATTCCTAAGAGCTCACCTACATTTTGCCTGATCTTCTTAGCCCAATCATTGCCACTTGTCCATTCAGCAAATCCTTCGGCACCGCCGCCAACGAAAGCACCAACACCAAAAGCTACAAGACCTGCACCAATACCAGCCATAATTATGGCAAAAGTTGAACTTTCTTCTCCACCTTTTGTGATACGTTCATATCCTGTTGCATTGCCGGCAACATCATCAACAATTCCTAAAAGTTCAGCGACATTTTGTCTGATCTTCTTAGCCCAATCCTCGCCACTTACCCAATCAGCAAACGCTCCACCGCCGCCAGAAATGAAAGCACCAATACCAAACGCTGCAAGACCTGCAGCAACACCAGTCATAACAACAAAGAACGTGCCGCCTTGTTTCAATGTTTCTTCCATAGAGTCATCAATTAGTGTAGCGATACTTAGAAGTTGTCTAACATTTTCTTTAACAACTTTAGTCCAGCCAGGTTGCAACCACTCAGCTAGTTTACCACCACCAGCTCCAACAGCGCTACCGATACCGACCGCAGCAAGACCAAGACCGATACCACCCATGATAACGACGAAAGCTCCGGTTTTACCGAAAGTTTCTAAATATCCACCAAGATCGTCTTTAAGAGATAACAGAGTTAAAATGTTTTTCTTAAACTCTTCAAAATCGAGATTAAGGAAAGTAGTAATGGCAAGAGAAATTGCTCCAACAACAGCTGCCATAGCAATTATCGGTACAGATCCAATAAGACTAGTGAGTAGCCCCATTATTCCACCTGCGCTTGTACCTATAGCGCCGACCGCGCCTTTTCCGATGCCGGCCATTGTGCCGAACATCCCGCGGCCCTTTTCACGGCTTTTTTCTAATCCTCTAAGGTTAGTCATTTTAGAATCAGATATAGATGATTTGAATGCTTCTCGCAAACGTATAATCTCATCGCGAGTTACACGTTGAGTTTCATTCGATTCAATAAGCTGTTGCTTAATTTCTTGGAAAACCGGAGTTGGTCTAACCATAACTTAGCGTCCTTTTTGAGATTCTAATCTAGCTCTTTCTTCTTCTAACCATTTTAGTAACATGGAAACATAAATCTCTCTCTCCCATGGGATCATATCTTCTAGGTCACTCAAACTATAATTATGATGTTGCATCAATTGAAAATTAGTGGTATAAAAATTTTCAAGTGAATCATGTGAGAGACCTATGAGAAAAAATTTGTGATTCCAGTCACCTCTCTTTCATTATCAGTTCCGCATTCTTTACACTTAAATTTGATATTATGTCTTAATTGTGGAATGTTTTCTACCCAGTCTTTAATTTTTTCAAATTGTTGACTACTCAATGATTCAATGAATTCTATAACTTCTTCTTCAGACTCATCTGATAGCTTATGACTAGTATCAGCTGTCATAACCGAATCCATACACTGAACAAGTATTTTCATAATTTGATCAATTTCAGACAAGTCTTTATTTTTTTCACCTGTAAGAACTGCGTCTTTAAATGAAATTGTTTTCATTTTTAAAGAGATATCATCGTTTAATTGTATTATATCACTTTCGTTTTCACCTTTGCTTGATACTTCGACTTTTGTTAAATCAATCACTACTTCATTTTCAGTTTCACAATTAGAACATTTTAATCCAATCTTACTACTTTCTCCTACAGACTTTGCTCTGATCTGAAGAAACATATATTCAACGTCATATGGAGTTAATTCGTGTTCTTTGAAATTTTTTGTGATAACACAAGAGTTGATAGTGTCAAATAAAGCGTGGAAAGTATTAGTAGGATCTTTACTTTCCAGTGCCATTAAAAGCACCTTTTCCTCTTTTACGAGGAACGGTCTGTATGTAACAGATTCCTTGCTTGAAGGTATTTTCATTTCATACTTTGGTGCATTATTCAGTTTTGGTAGTGCCATTATTTACTCCTTAAAAACCAATACCAAGAGAAAGCTGTCCAGCCGGAATTCTTTCCCAAAATCTATAAGACAGAGTAACACTAAATGTTACGTATCCGTCTAGTTCATTATTATATTCAATAGGACCTAGTGTAGTCGGAAATGCGTCGACGATTGCGCACGAATAAGTTGACACACCTAAGTCCAATCCACCAGCAAATCCAAGCATTGGAATAGGACTTGCAAGTTGGTGAATAGTAACTCTCTTTTTATATTCTGTTGGATAATTTACTACGTTCTTGTCCTGGTTTCCAGGCGAGGTATCGTGAATAGTAGCTATCCAACTTTCGAAATAATTTCTAATTGGTAATGTAGATGTTTCCATGAATGTCATAGTAAGATCATCCATAGCATATCCATAAGCAATTTTCTGCTGTTCAATACCGACTCTACGATCATGCGTAAGAATTTGTTTACCTGGTAGACTAGTTGTTTGACAAAGCACATTGCGTTGAGCTGATCCTAGTGCTCCAGTAATAGCTCCTAACAGTCCACCTCTGTTTGTACCACCAATTGATGGAAGACTTACCATAAACTTATTAGTGCGAGCTAGACCAGCTCCACCAGTGATTGCAAGTTTAAGTGCGTTAACTGTTGTCATGATCTCAATTTCTTCCTTGAATCTCTATACACAGTATTTGCATTTGCTTTGTTCCAGTCAGCTGTCGGAAGGAATGTAGCAATCTCCCATTCAGGTTTATCTACAAGAGCAAATCTACTTTTGACGTGTTTAAACAAATATCTCTTCATGGCCGGAGCAATATACTTTTGTGGAATGCCTTTATTATCATTTCCAAGTACCGTATCTAAAAGTCTTGCTCTGACAGTAGGTGGAAGATAATGTAAGTTGAGTCCATAGAAACCACCAGGAGCAGGTCCCATCATGATGATGAGTGGAAAGCCATCGTAATATGGTAATGTTTTCTTTCCCTTTGGATCGTAGAAATACATGTACATGTTACCAATTATGCCTGTACGAGACACAGGTTTATTCTTTAATTCAAGCGCTTCATCTTGCATAAGTTGATTTCTATTACTAACAACACGACCACGAAACATCTTACGAGCTTGCTTTCGGAACCACTCAATAGACTGCTTAGTCCGTGGAGTAATACCTGCTCGGAATGCTTCGATCTCTAGTTGTCTAAATAAACTTTCGCCTGCCATGATTGTATTTATAACTATTTTTTACGTTTTCTATACGGCTTCAACGGCTTTAATTTACCAGGAACTTTCTTCATTGGCTTCTGCATAATTCCCATTGAGAACAAAGTTTCTTCGGTCCATATTTGAAATCGCCATCCTCGGTCTTTACAGTACTCATTTGCTGCTTCCCACTTATTCATGTTCTTCACGTATGTGGTTGCTTCGTTGATGTATTGTCTCTTTGTCTTGCCTGCTTTTGACGGAGGCGACGTTTCTTTGTTTGGCTTGATTTCGACGAGGACTGTTTCGTTTTCAAAGACAATCTTGATATCGGGGAAATAACGGTGATACTTCTTATCGACGTCATAGTAGTATGGAATCACAATCTCTTCTGATGACCATTTCTTTACTTTCGGATTTCGATCTAGCCATTTAAAAACATCTCTCTCCCATAAAGATCTATACACTACTTTAGTCGGATCTCCGGCGTACTTCTTAGTATTCTCTACAGTGTATCGTCCAGAATATGCCATTTTTCGTTATAAATACTCATGAGTTACTTTAATATATCTATAGGAAAATATCGAATGACTTATGTACTAATGGACGAGAGCTGGGCTAATCAGGGTGATCAAAGAGTCACGGGTCCATATAAGTATCCACTCGACGAAGCAAATAAACATCTCACTAAGATTTCATTTCAGGCAATGAAGATCCTTCCACCTGAAGTTAACGTTAACTATCGAGCTTCTCCGACTTACGCAGAGGCTGAAGACAGAGGCGCACTAAGAGGTGGAGCTGTACAAGAGAGTGGTTCTATTACGTCAACTGGACTAAGAGTAAGATCAATTGTTGGCGAAAAAGCTGATATTCATGTTCCTATTAGTTTTCAAGTAAATGATGGATTCAATTACGCCGGTACAGAATTAGGAATGTTTGGTAGTGCTATTACTCAGGCTATGAATAGAGGTGGAAGTGTTGGTGCTGCAGCTCTAGAAGGACTAGGAGAACTAGGACAAAGTTTTCTAGACGTCCTTTCAATATTTGGTGGATCAACCCAAGAACTTGGTCGTCTCGGTATTGCACGTTTGGCGAGAAGTTTACCAATAGGATCTAATGCTGTACAAGTTGGAGCCAGAGTTGGTGTCAATCCAAACGTGCGTACACAGTTTCAAAACGTGAGTGTTCGTGAGTTTAACTTTTCTTTTAAGTTTTTGCCAACGAGTTTTGAAGAGTCTAAACAGGTCAAAGCTATTATTAACTTCTTCAGATGGCATTCATATCCTGAATTAATTGGTAACCCAGATTTCTCAGTAGGTTATGAATATCCAAACATGTTTAGAATCAAATTGCTGTTTACTGGTAATGGTACTCCAAAAAATATTGGTACTCCGATTAAACTATGTTATTGTAAAGCAGTCAGTACTACGTACAACCCAACTTCAACTACAGTTTTTGCTGATGGTTCTCCTACTGAGATTGATATGAACCTTACGTTTGCTGAATACAAAGCACAGTCAAGAAATGATATTATGTTCCAAGACAATCCGTCGTACTACGACTTCGAAGGTGTGAAAGATGAGAACGAAGTACTTGCTCCACCTGCCGAAGGTCCGCGTGAGCGTACTGCTGCTGATACACCGGAGGGCTTATAATGTCTAACTTCTTTAAGTTCTTTCCAGTTATTGATTACAAGTTTGGTGATAATGGCAGTACGGATCAATTTGAAAACATTTCGATTTATGCAAATGTTGTTGATCAGGTACTAAATAACGTTTCATCGTATCAAGACTATTATGTCTTACCAGGTGAGAGACCTGATCAAGTCTCACAAAAACTTTACAGCACTCCAAACTATCATTGGACACTTTTTCTTATGAATGATAGTGTGCGTAAATCTGGATGGCCACTGTCTCCTCAGCAGTTATTTGAAGAAGCTGAATACCGGTATTCAACGAGAGTAATTACAACTAGAACCAAACTTACAGATAAGTTTAAAGTCGGTCAGACCATTACTGGTAACTCTTCAGCAGCAACTGCTACTATTGAAAAACGTAATCTCGATCTTGGCCAATTATATTTAGTTGAAGTAAGTGGAACATTTACTGCAGGTGAAACGATTAACTCAACTAATAGTGATGGAGATATCGAAGTTATTACTGCTACGAGTTTCGAGTTTCAGTATAATGCAGCGCACCATTATACAAATTCAGAAGGCCATACTGTAGATATCGATCCTGAAGTTGGTCCAGGTGCTCAATTAACCGAAGTCACGTGGTTAGGAAGACTGCAAGCTATTAACGATGCAAAAAGACAATTAAAAGTAATTAAGCCATCAATTATTAGTGAAGTTGTTCGGTCATTTAGAGATACGGTTGATATATAATGCCACCTATTGAGAGAAGACAAACATCGTACGAACTTGATCAAGTTCTATTGGAATCAGAAAGACTTCCAAGTCCAATAGAATTAAAAAGAGTTGTTGTTGACTTAGACATATTCGAACACATTGATAAACCTTACTTGACAGCTCAAATGGTAGTAGCTGATCAAACGAATCTCTATGAAACTGCAGGTATTATCACAGGTGAAAAGATTACTATTACATTAATATCTTCAAAGGGTGACATTGCCATTCCAATTACTAAGATATTTAGAGTTGTAAAAACAGCTATTAAATACGCTTCTGATGAAAGCCAACTAATCATATTCGAATTAATTGAAGAAATCGGTTTCTTATCAAATATTTTTAATGTGAATCGACATTATACTGGTAAGATTGGAAGCATCTTAAATAAAATATCTAAGCAATATCTTGAAAAAGAAGTCGACTTTGAAAGTAATGAAAAACAAAAAGTAAATGTTATTGTTCCAAACATGGATCCAATTGAAGCTTTGAATTGGCTTAAAGACAGAGCGACAACTTCCGAAGGATTTCCCTTTTATCTGCATTCAACATTAGTGGGA